GAAATGGGAGATATAAATATTCTTTTAGCAGTTGTTTTTACTTTAAAATTCCCAGTGGATAATAAATGTATTGTTCATATGGATGGAAATAGGGTTTGGAATGAGGATTAAAAGTTTAATTTGGGAATATCAAAAATGGAGTTGGGGGCTAACATATAAAGAATTACATGATGCTCTTCCTTCTGACTGGGAAGTAATGTTTGTAAATTTTACTTCAATAAAAAATCAAAATAAATTAATAGATTCAAGAAATTGTGATCTTATTTTTTGCCAAAACATTACTCAAGTTAGTAGAATTAAAAATTATAAAGTTCCTATCGTATCCCGATTAGGTGGAGTAATGAATTTTGAAGGGGTTCCAATGAAACAAGTAAACATATATAAAGAACAGATGAAAAAATGCGGAGCTATAATTGCAACAAATTATAAATTATATAATATTGCTAAAAGTGTTAATCCTAACTCTTATTTAATTCCAAATGGAATAGATTTAGAAAAATGGGTACCTTCTCCAACAAGAAAATGGAATACAGAAAAGCCTATTATAGGATTTGTAGGTAATATTTTAACCCCTGCAAAAATTTCTTATAAAGGATATGATTTATTACGAAGAGCTTGTGCACAATTAAAGCTTCAAGTATTTGAAGCTACTTACAAAACTAAACAAATTCCGCATAACAAAATGATGAAAAATTTTTATTATAAAATAGATATTTTAGTTCATCCAACAAAAGGAGAAGGATGCTCAAATACTATTCTTGAAGCATTAGCTTGCGGTGTCCCAGTAATCACAACAAGAACTGCGGGGTTCCATGGTGAAATGTTAGAAGATGGAAAAAATGTAATTTTTTGTGATAGAACAGTTACGTCTATTATTAAAGCTATCCAACAATTTCAAAATAATCCTGCTTTGTATCAAAAATTATCTTCTAAAGGGAGAGAATTTGCAAAAAAACATCATAATATCAAAATAATTGCACAAAAATATAAAAAAATATTTGAAAGAGTTTTAAGTAACTAATTTAAATGAATGTTTTGCACACGTGTGCACATTCATAACAAAGACCTTAAAAGGGAACTTTGATGAATGAAAAAAATAGCAATTCTTACAAATTTCAAAAGTTTTAATCCTTCTTACAGTTTATGTAGTATTGTCCTTGATCAAGCTGAAATGCTTTATCGAAAAGGACATGAAGTTACTATCTTTGTTAGTCACCTCAATACAGAAAATCCCTTCCCCTCCCTCCCTATAAAAATTGAGAGAAAAATTGAGGTTCCTAAATTAATAGATTACCAATCTAAGAAAGACCTCATTCCCTTTCATTTATCTTTTATTTCAGAATTTTCAAAAAAGTTACTAAGGTATATCAAAAATTTTGATATTATTTTTACTCATGATTGGATTTTCACAGGATGGAATTTACCTTATGCCGCTTGTTTAATGGAAATAGCTGAGGATACTCGGGATAAACAATTTTATCATTGGATACATAGTATTCCTTCAAAACATAAAGATTGGTGGATTTTAGATGCTTATGGAGTTAAAAACCATCATATTGTATACCCAAATGGAATAGATGCTCAAAATGTAGCTATAAAATTTAGAGCACATATTTCACATGTAGAACCTATCCCCCATATTAAAGATTTACGCTCTTGGTTTAATTTTGGGGAAACATCTCGAATGTTAATAGATAAAATCCCGGGGCTATTACAATCTACATTTGTACAAATTTACCCGGCTTCTACAGACAGGTTAACTGCTAAAAGAGTTGATAGAGTTATTAAAATTTTTGGACAATTAAAAAAATTGGGGTTTAGTTGTAACTTGTTGATTGTAAACCAATGGGCTACAAAACGACAAAAAAGAGAAGAAATAAAACCTTTGTTACTTTGGGCAAAAAGAGTTGGACTGAATAAAGATGAAATTCATTTTACTTCCCAATTTAAAGAAATTGAAAATGGAGTTACAAAACGAACATTACGAGAATTGTTTCTTTGTTCAAATGTTTTTATTTATCCTACGAGAGATGAAACTTTTGGGTTAGTTGGCCCCGAGGCTTGTTTATCAGGTCCTAAAATTGTTGTTTTAAATGGAAGTTTAGAATTAATGAGAGAAATTCATGGGGGTTTGGGGGCTTACGAAAATTTTGGGGCATTCAATGTTAGGGAGCCTGAAGATTGTAATACTGCTAAAACACATAAAAAAATTGCACAAATGATAGTTGATAAATTTCAATCTGAATCTTCTGTTGCTTTAGCTACTTATCACAGAATAAAATATAATATGGATTCAATTTATCAAAATTTTTACAAAAGAATAATTGAAAGGGGATAGTGATGCAAAAGTTAAAAAAATTTCTTAATAAATTTGAAAATGAAATTGTAGTAGAAGGAATCAAAAGTAAAGAACTTGGGAAAAGAATTGTAATTTCAAGTAAAGATGGAAAATTAGCATCTACCCCTTTTGGTAAATTTATTGGGTTAGAAATTCCTCAAGATTCTGTATGTGCTATTGAGTATTGGGGGCATATTAAAAAATCAACCGGGTTACTTAAAGAAATCCAATATATGAAACAAAAAACTCATAAAAATATTCATATCCCAACAATAGTTGTAATTTTTGCGTCTATAAAAACAAATAATTTATTGAAAATTGGGTGCCTTTCTGAACAAGACATTGGGGAATTTTTTATGTTTAAAGAACAATTGGTAAAAATGAGGTGGAATTAATGAAACTTAGTATTATAATTCCTTTTTGTTTAGAATGGCCGCAGGTAATTTTTACTATACGAAGTTTAGCTGAAGAATTAATTGAAAAAGTAGATTTTGAAATTATTGCAATTGATAATTATTGTGACGAAGTAAAAAAACAGGGTAGGAAAAAAGATCGTGCTAGTGAATATATTCCTTCTTTGGCAAAAAAGTATTCATGGTTAAAATATTTAAGGTATTCTGAAAAATTATCTCATTGGAATGCTAAACGAGTAGGAGTTGAAAATTCTTCTGGAGATATCTTATTATTTATTGATGCTCATTGTGTCCCCGGGAGAAATTCAATAGTTAATGCTTTTTCATATTATGCAAAACATTATAAAGAATTAAATGGAACCTTACATCTGCCTTTAACATATCATATCTTAGAAACTCAAAAATTGATTTATACCCCTGTAATTTCCCCCCAAGATGGAATTTACCATTATAAATTTATAAATTTCCCTGAAATCGATAAAGAAATTTTTGAAGTTAAAGTAATGTCCAGTTGTGGGATGTTTATGACTAAAGATTTATATGATTTTATAGGTGGTTGGCCTAAAGAACTTGGAATTTATGGAGGGGGAGAGAATTTTGTAAATTATGTTTTAGATTTGTTTAAAAAGAAAAAATGGATTTATTCTAATAGTGTTCTTTATCATCATGGAGATGAAAGAGGATACAGATTTAATGCAAGAGATTATTATAGAAACCGATTAATTGCTGTTTTTTTAGTTTTTGGCAAATCTGCCGCTGTTAAATATTCTAAATCTCAAAAAGATATAAAATTTCCCATACGAGATTTAATTTTAAATGAAGTTTTGCACACGTGTGCACAAGAAAGAAAAAAAATTCTTGAGAAATTAAAATCTCTTGACAAATAAATTTATTTATTTTATAACATAATTTGATAATTATTTAAATATTTTAACTGAATGGAGGAAAAAAATGAAATATCAAGAATTGAAAATGCTATATGATGCTACTATGAATGATATGAAAATTCCTATGATTCTTCAAAATGAATTTCTAAAAGAAACTGAAAATTTGATAAAAGAAAAATTACTTGAAAATGAAAAATTAACCAAAAAAGGAGAAAAAGTTGCAAATAAAATATTAAATTTAGTTAAATCTGGAGATTGGGGGAAAGGTGTCCCTTTTGATAAACGAGGAATTCCCGCTGAACCAAGTAGAATAAAAGATATAGGGGTATGGATTTCTGGGAGTTATAAAAAAGAAGAATATAAAACAAATAATTTTTTTTGGATCGCAAGAAATAAATGGAATTTTCAAATAAATAGTAAAATGGGAAGTCCAAAAAAACGAAAGCATATTTCAAAAACATTACCTCTTTTAGCAAATCAATTTAAAAAGAAAAAAATTGAACTTTTTATTACTAATTGGATGATAACTCCTACTTTTGATGATTTATGTGAGTTAAAAACCAAAGATGACATGAAAAGTGTTTACGTTCCATGTCCTTATATTGATTTTATTTTATCTTGTTTTAAAAGTCCAAAATTTTATGCTTCAGAACAATCTGATGCATTAATCGGAGTTTGGATACGAAATCGAAAAACTTTAAATGGGATTGTCGCATTTATTTCAACTATTTTTGATTAAAAAATAGAGGGGGAAAAAGTAAAATAATGAAATGTAAAAACACTCAATGTCCATTACATGGAAAAATTGAAGTTCCATATACAGGTAATCCAAAAACAAAAGTTATATATGTTGGGGGGTGCCCAGAGTATGATGAAATAAATATGCAAATCCCTCATGCTTTTTCCGGGGAAAAAGGAAAGAAAACAAAAGAATTACTGCATAAAGCAAAAATCCCATTGGATTCTATTTTATTTCTTAATGCGGCTCGTTGTAATATCAACAAAAAAGAAATGTCAGATAGACAAATTACTCAGGTATTAAAATGTTGCAGAATTTATGTTAAAAAAGTTTTAGATGTTGTTAAACCAAAATTAATAATTATTGCAGGAGATTATGCATTACGTCAAATATTAGGAAGAAAAGGGATTAAAGCTGCTCGAAATGAAAAATGGATAAAAAGTGGTGAATTTCAATGTTGGTGTAAGCCAACATATGATACTGCATATTTATCAAGAAATCCAGATTTAGAAAGGCATATTTTACAAGATTTAAAAGATGCTAAAAAATTTATTGATCTTGGGTATCAAATTCCCGAGAATTCCATAAATGTTGATTATAAAACGGTAGAATCCATTCAAGATATTTTACATGAAAAACCCACTTGTGGATTCGATACAGAAGGGCAAGGGTTGAATTGGTCTGATCCAAATTATGTATGTATTTCTTTTGCAATTTCTCCCCGGGAGGGAGTCGCAAGAAATGTTGTTTTATACACAGAAACAGATAAAAAAGAAGAAGCTGATTTAATAATCAAACAAGAAAGAATTGAAGGAAAAAAGAAAAAAATAGTAGATGTCTATGTAAAGAAAGCAAGTAATTTTGATAAAAAATTAGATGAATTATTGCAATTTTTAGAAGATAAAGAAATTAAAAAAGTGATGCAAAATGGAAAATTTGATATCCATGTTATGCGAACAACTTTCATGCGAGAACGGGGGATAAAACCTGTTGTGAGAGGTTGGACAATTGATATCCAACAAGCCGCTCAACTATTAAATGAAAATACTTTCAATATGGCTGACTTAGTTACTCTTCAATATGCTTTTACTGATAGGCAAGATGCTTATGATTTAGAATTTTCAAAAAAATACCCGAAACATGATATGTTAAGTATCCCAATAAAAGAAATGGAATTTTATAGTTGTAGTGACGCTGATATTACTCGGCAAGTTGCTGTTTCAATAGCTAAAGAATTATCAAAAAACCCCCGAATTTTAAATTATTTAGTTAAATTTTGTATGCCAACTTTACAATCTCTTATGCTGTTAGAAGAAAATGGAGTTCCAATTGATGTTAATGAACTTCCAAAAATTTCTAACGAAGTTTATAACTTAATGATGAATGCACAAAAACAAGCATGGAAAACAATTCCTCAAAAAGTAATTGAAAAACATAAAGAAAAAAATAGTAAGAAAAAAGATAATATTTTCTTAACACGAAGAGAGTTTGTTGCTGATATCTTACATTCTCAAGAAGGGTTTAACTTGCCCTGTACGCAAAAAACTAAAAGTGGGAAACCTTCTACAGATAAACATTCAATTTCTAAAATTTTAGAAACAACTAAGAATAAAAAAATAATAAATTTCTTAGAAAATTATCAGGAATTTGCAATTTATCAAAATTTGTATTCAAAATATTTTAAATCATTTCATAAATATATAAAACACGATAACAAAATCAGATCATCTTTAACAATTGCAAAAGCTAACACGGGGAGGGTATCAAGTTCTAACCCGAATACTATGAATTTTCCAAAACGAAATAAAAATGCAAAGTTTTTTAGACAATTAGTTAAAGCCCCAGATGGTTATTTGTTATTGAGTGCTGACCAAAGTCAATCTGAATTGCGGTGGATGGCACATGTTGCGAATGAAAAAGAATTAATCAGAATTTATAACACAACTGGAGCTGATGTTCATGCTGAAACAGGAAAAGAATTGGCCGAAAGAAAAAATACAGGGAAAAAATGGGAAGATTTTTCAGATGAAGAAAGAGCACAATACAGAAGAAGTGCAAAAGTTATAAACTTTGGACTTTTATTTGGTATGAAGCCAAATGGATTAGTAATTTATGCAAAACAAGAATATGGAATTACCATTGATTATAAAACTGCTGAAGACTGGAGTAATATGTTTTTTTCAAAATACCCTGGGATTCCTATTTATCATAAAGAAGCAATTCATTTTTGCCGAACTCATGGGTATGTTGAATCACCATTAGGGAGACGAAGGCATTTACCAGAAATCAATTCTTCAAATCCTGCATTAAGAGCAAGAGCTGAAAATCAAGCAGTGAATCATCCTATTCAATCCCCAAGTTCTGATACTGTTTTAATTGCTCTCAATGAAATGACAGGAACTTCATTAATACAATCAAGAGATATGAATTTTGTTAGAAATGAAATGTTAAAAAGAATAAAAAATCGAATGCGAGAAAAAAGAGATTGGGGGATTTTTCATCCTGATGAATGTCAACCTATTTTATTTATTCATGATGAATTAATTTTTCTAGTGAAAGATAATAGTAAACTTGTTGATTATGCGAAAAAAATAAAGTATTATATGGAAAATCCCCCTTTGGAAAGGGATTTTGGTGTTAAATTAAGAGTACCTCTAGTTTCTGACCCAAAAATTGGGAAAACTCTTAATGAAATGAAAGATTTACAATTTTAAAAAAAGTGAGGTATAAAAAATGACTACAAAATCAAAAAAAATGAAGTTATCAGAAGTCGAGAAACTTAGAGGGATGACTCGGGAAAAAAGAAATAAACTTCAAAAATTACTTAAAGAAATCAACACAACTCTCTCAGATAATTTAGAATCCTTAAATGGTACAAAACAATTATCTGAAGATAGTTCTTCTTTCCCTGAATCTTTGTATGATAGTTTAGGGAAAAATGAAATTTTAGAACCCCCTTACTCATTTGATAAATTGTATAAAATTTATGAAGAAAGTGATGTTCTTCAAACATGCATTAATGCATATGTCACAAATATAGATGGATTTGGACATCTTTTTGAATTTACTGGAGATGATATTACTCAAAAAGATACCCCGGAAATGCAAATGAAAAGACAAATGCTTGAAGATTTTTTTACTCAAGTAAATGATAGAGAATCTTTTCGTTCAATACGAAAAAGTGTAAGGAAAGATCTCGAAATTTTAGGAAACGGGGGGTTTGAAATTATAAGGAATGCAAAAAATGAAATAGCTCTTATGTATGCCCTTCGGTTTAAAACAATAAGATTGATAAAATTAAAAGATGAAAATCCTGTGCCCATTGTTGTCAAATTACGTAGAAATGGGAAATTAACAGAAATTAAAACTTATAGGTATTTTAGAAAATATGTTCAAGTAAATCCAACAAAAACTAAAATTAGATGGTTTAAAGAATATGGTGACCCAAGAGTTATGGATGCTTTAACTGGGGAATATGTTAAAAAAGGAAAAAAGCCAAAAGTAGTAGCTTCTGAAATTTTACATTTAAAAAATCAAGTAAGTAATGAAGTTTATGGCATACCTCGATGGATAGGAGCTATGCTTCAAGTTTTAGGTCGTCGGGGGGCACAATTTGTTAATTATGATTTATTTCAAACACAAGGTATCCCCCCGCTGTTTATAACTGTATCAGGAGGACAGTTAACTGATGATTCATTTGATTACCTTGAAAACTTATTACAGTCTCTTAGAGGGATGAAAAATTGGAATAGGATAACTCTGCTTGAAGCTTTTACCCAATCTTATGGGTTAGATGAAAAACCGGGGAATGCAAAAATTGATATTGTTGATGCTAGTAAATTTAGAAAAGAAGATTTAATGTTTAGTAATTATTTAAAAATATCTAAAGCAGATGTTCGTCATGTTTATCGCTTGTCTGATTTATATATTGGAGAAAGTGAAACATACACACATAGTACTGCAAAAGCCGCTCAAGTTGTATGTGAGGCTCAAGTATTTAATCCTGAAAGAGAAGATTTTGATGAAATTATCAACAATAGAATAATTCAACAAGGATTTGGAATTCGAGAATGGGTTTTTAAAACAAAAGGTCCTCGAATTGTTGGAGCTGCTGAAATAAGTGAAGCAGTTAAAATTTTTGGTAATCAAGGAGCTTTCACTATCAATAATGCAATTCAACAAGCAAATTCAGCATTTGCAACACAAATGTCAGAGTTTGATGCAGATTGGGCTAAATATCCAATCCCGATTGTTATGGAATTATTAAAAAGTGGAAGAATTTCAATTCCTGAATTAGAACAAAATCAAATTACTAACACTCTTGAAGAAATTAATAATATCCAAAATAATACTACTAAACAAAAAAAATCGTTTAAAACTAATACTAATAAAGATGAAAGTAGTATTGAATCTGACAAAAATTTGCAAACTAAACTAAATAAAATTGCTAAAATTACCGGGGTGATGGCACCTTCTAACGATTTGATTAAAGAAATCGAAGAAATGAGTCTAGGCCCGAAAGAAAGTTTGATATTAGTTCTGCTAACTCAATTAGGAGAATTATTGAAAAAAATGCAATAGTAATTGCACATGTGTGCATAAAATATTTTTTCCTTGACAAACATATTTATTTGATGTATTCTGTTTTCACCTTAATAAATGAAATGATTCATTAATAATAGGAGGTGAAAACAGTGTTTGAATTTTCATTACATGCCGGGGGGAGAAAGTTGCCGTCACCTCATAACCCGGCATATAAATTAACAGAAAATTTTTTTCTGTTTGCAATTGTAAATGGGCAAGAAATTCCTATTTACACATTGCTAGAAAATGGAGTTGTTAAAAAAGGAGAAAAAAATCAAGAAATATCTGATTTTTTTAAAAGTGATCTTAGGTATTTTAGAACCCCGTATCCATATGGAAAAATTTTTATGCATTTGCATGGATTCGGGGTAAAGAAAATATTATCATTATATTTTAAATTTTCAGAAGACGAAAATGCCGCAATGATTCGCATCCGGGGGTTGCATCCTGAGAATCCTTTTGGGTTTGCAGGGAAAATTAACTTTTTAAAGCCATCCGAAGCTTTAAAATTATTACAGCCTAATGAATCTTCTATTAAATTTCTACAGTATCAAATGAAGATCCCCCCGAATATCCGTTTACTTAAAGAACTCATTACAGTGGATAAAAACCATTTAAAAAAAGGAATAAGAGTAGTTCGATTTTAACCCAAAAAGTAGGAGGAAAAAATGTCATTTCAACAAAAAATTGATATCAAAATCACTAATTTAGATGTATTTAAGGAAGTTTGTAAAAAATACGGGGTAAGTCTAATTGACAATAAACTTAAATACAAAGGAAGGATATGGGGGAGAATAGAAAAGAATGATACGCATTATCAATTAATCATGGATGTTGATCGTAATTACTCCCCTTTGGCAAGAAAAGTTATACTCCCCGGGGGAGGGAATCTTTTATGTCGAGATTATGTTGAAAAAATGGTGATGAAAGAATTATCCGCTGTCGCTGGAACTATAATTCAACGAAAAGAAACTGAAGATGGAAAACTTAAATTACGAATTGCTGTGTAAATTTCAGGAGGTGTTTTATGGGTGAAGTAGTTATTGAAATTTCAAATGACGGGAAAAAAATCAAAACTGATGGATTTTTTCAAGATGAATCTTGTAAAGCAATTTCAAAACTTCTTGAAAAATTGGGAAAAACTGAAACAAAATATAAAATGGAAGCTCAAATCCCAGAACAAAATGAAATGAAGGTGACGTTATGAAAAAAGAAAAAGTTATTGTTATTAAGCCAAATGGAGAAGTTGTGACAATTTATTCAGATGCTTTTCCGTTAAAAAATCTTGGGAAGTCTAAGATTCAAAGAGCTTCAAATGTTTTGTTTGATGAGGAAGTCCAAAAATGGTATATTGAAATCCAGGGGAACAAACTCGAAAAGTTTTTTGATTCAAGAAATGATTGCATTGAATATGAAGTTCAGTATTTGAATGATATTTTGATGAACAATTAAAAAAACAGGCTCAGAAAGAAAAAATTAAATTTCTCTCTGAGCCTGCCTGTGCAGAGGGGGTCGCACAAGGTAATGACTATTATCAAGCTTTTTTTAATAAAAGTCAAGAAAAAAATTCAAAAAAATAGTTTTTTAAAAACACCTGTACGGGTGTTTTTAAACTGTTTAAAAACACCCAAACGAGCGTTTTTAAAATTTTCTAAAAACACCTGTACGGGTGTNTTTAAAATTTNNTAAAAACACCTGTACNGGTGTTTTTAAACTGTTTAAAAACACCCAAACGGGNGCTTTCTTATAATATATAATACCTACAAAGAATATATAATAACTACAAAGGGGCGTCAGCAAAAAGCTGACGCAAAACAATAAGGGGGTTTGCATGATTGAAGTTACCAGAGTAAAAACTTTAACTGTAAAAATTTATATAAAAGTTTTAAAACATAATATTCCATTACTGCTTAAAAACAAAGTTTCCCCTCAAAATATTTTTGCTTTTATTTATATTTGTGATCGCACTTTAAGTTTTGGAAATTTTACATTCACTACAGATTATTTATTAACCACGTATGAAAAAATGATGATTCCCCCCTTGACTGCATTTATGTCTGAATCTGCTATAAAAAAAGCAATAACAAAATTTCATAATTTAGGATTTATTTTTGGAGAAAGACTTTCAAAAAATAAAAGACGTTGGGTTATTAATTTCCCTGAAATGATCAAAATTCTTGATATTGTGTATTCTAAAATTTTTCCAAATTATAATTTTAATCATGATTATGAAATTAAATCAATTCTTGAGTTATTTGTTAACAATGGGTGGAAATGCCCTGCAATTCACTTGGAGGATGCTATGCAAGCAAAAGAAGCTTTACTCGCTGGAAAATTAAAAGCATTAGAGGCAAAGAAAAAGAAAATTAACAAAATATCAAAAAAGAAAAAATTAAGTGTTAATGATGTTTTATTCTTAATGAAAGATATTTGTAAAAAAGAAGGTTTGAAATTTTTCCAACCTACTCTCACCGCAAAGGAAAAAAGATGTGTTAAAAATTTTATAAATTATTGTGCTGAAGAAGAAATAGATGTTGTTAAAAAAATAGAAAAAATTTGTTTATTTTGGAATGAGTTTTCTTCAGGAGTTTTAAAAACAGATACCGGAAAAGAGTTGATATTATCTCCTGTTATTGATTTTATGGAATATTTTAAACATAGAAAGATAATTGATAAATACATTGCATTTAAAGATATTGATGAAAATGAAGATATTGATGAAAATTTTGATGATACATGGGAAATTAAATCAATTCAATTATAATTTGGGGGGAAGAGTAAAATGAATTTTGTACACCCGTGGGAAGAAGATAAAATTTTATTATCTAAAGCTACTCTTGAGAATATTAAAAATCAGTTATTTTTATTGAAGATCCCATATTTGAAAACCCCTCCCCCCAAAAAAATTGTCACAGTAATTAATTTTCTTCTTAATAAACTTCATGAAGCTCAAGAAAATGATGAAATTCCTTGGTTTTTGTTATTAAGTTCAAATCCTGTTTTTTTGCACACGTGTGCAATATCTTTATTGGGGTCATTTGCTGTTAATACTGCTATGTCGGTTTTCATTTCTGATGTTGAATCTTTAGCTAAAGTTTTTATGACAAAAAAACCAGTTAATGATTTTGAGATTGATGTTGCAGGGGAAACAATTCATAAAGCAAAAAAAGCTGGGTTGTTAGTTATTGAAAATTTATCTGAGCATTCTGTTTTCTCTATAAAAGCGGCATCTTCATTTACTTCTTTTTTTACATTTAGAGCTATTAATAAATTACCTACTATTTTTACCGTTTACGGGGAAAACAAGACTAAAAAAACTATCACAAATATTATGCTGAATATTGAAAAAAACATAGGAACTGTTGCGAAAAAAATTATAGAAGATGCTGTTGAAATCTTAATATTTAATTATTCTTCTGAAAAGAAATCAAGAATAACGGAGATTAAGATATGACAATTGGATTGGGGCTATTAAAAAGTATTTTACAGTACAGGAGACCACTTTCTATTTTAGAAGAAGAATTACATATTGAAGAAAAAATGTTTCACGAATCTGAAAAAAAGGTTTTTGATTACATTAAAAACCATTTTCTTTCATATTCTGAAATGCCAAATATACGAACTGTTGAAATTGAATGTAAGATTAATTTAGAACCTTTTGAAAATGAACCCCCAGGATATTGGGCTGATAGGTTACGAGCTAGATATCATGCATCTGTTTTAACAAATATGTTAAAAGAAACAAGAGAACTTGCGATTTCTGGAGATTATGAAGCTGCATTTGATAAAGTTAAACAAGTTGTTTTTGATATCACAGTATCCAAAGGGATTGACCAAATTTATTCTTTAGTTGCTTTAACTAATTCTGTATTAAAAGCTCATGATGATAGACAACATTCATGGAGATTAAGTGGTATTCCTTTTGGGTTGCCTTTTTTGGATGAAATATCTGATGGTGCTCAACCCTCAGATACAATTGCTATTGTTGGACGCCCGGGGATGGGGAAAACTTATTTCTTATTGAAATTTGCGTTAGAAGCATACAATAATGATTATGTGCCTTTTATTGTAAGTTTAGAGATGTCTGTTCAACAATGTGCTAGACGTTTAATTGCTATGTTATCTAATATCCCAGCTACTTTTTTGCGTCTTGGTAGATTAAGTTACTGGGGTAGACAAAAATTAATAGCTGACATTAGTGAATTAGCTGGGAGAGATAACTCTTGTTATTTAATTCAAGGGTCTTTAAATTCTACAGTTGAAAATATTGGAATGCGAATTCAAGAAATTCATCCACATGTTGCTTATATTGATGGGGGGTATTTATTACAAGTTAATCATAAAACCACAGCTAGGTGGGAACGGGTTTCTGAAGTGGCTGAATATTTAAAAGCTTTAGCTCGTGAATTGAATATTCCTATTTTAGTGACGTATCAATTCAATCGTAGAGGGCCGGGGAGTTTAGGTAATATTGGGCATAGTGATACAATTGGACAAATTGCTTCTATCGTTATGAGTATCGAAGAAGACGATGCTGAAAAAGCTATGAGTTGGAGTGCTCAAACACGACAAATAGCTAAAATATTGAAGGGAAGAGAAGGAGAAAGGGGGGTAATGGAAGTTTTGTATGATATGGAACGTATGCGAATTGTTCAAGAATCTGCTAAACTTGGGGATACTGAATAAATAATGAGAGAAGAAGGAATAAAACTTTTTTTGTATAGTTTGGGAGTACAGGATTCCCAAATTAAAGTTGAAAGAAATTTTGTTAATACATATTGTATTTTTGCTCCATGGCTTCATGAGTCTGGGAAAGATACCAGACCAAGTTTTGGAATTTCTATAAATGACGAGGGGGAATCTTTTTATTATTGTTTTGGTTGTACTCCTGAAGGACGTAATCTTACATGGGTTTTACATCTTATTTGGTTGTTTACTGGTGAATATCCTTTTGAAACAGCTAAAATTTATTTGAATCATGAAATTTTTTCAAATGAAGAAGATGATCAAGATTTCCCGGAATTTTATGATATTTGGGAAGAGAATAATATTTCTGTTATTGAAGAAAAAAATAATTTATATGAAATCCCTGCTTCTATTTTAAAAAAATTCCCATTACTTCAAGGAAGTAATAATCGTTTTGCACACATGTGCAAAAATTATTTTAAAGCTCGTAAAATTGATGAGTGGGCTGTTCATTTTGCTGGAGTTCGTTATAATCCTAATAATTTTTCAGTTGTATATCCTATGACTTTGCCAAATTCAAAAATTTATTTGTTAAGAGAACGTTTAATTTTTGCAAAAAAGATTTGGACTGTTTCACAAGAAAGAGCTAAGTCAAAAATTCCTTTTTCTAAATTAAAATATTCAGGAGCTTTATTTGGAGCACATCTTGTTGATTGGGAAAAACCTGTGACAATTGTTGAAGGGGGAGAAGATTTATTAAGATTATATACTCTTGGGTATTTTAATGCTGTTGGAGTTTTAACTACTTCTTTTACAAAAGCACAATTGGAAGTCTTAAAACGTGCCCCCATGCTTATTGTAGGATTCGATGCTGATAAGGCTGGGGAGAGGGCTACTTATAGATTGTGTAATCTTGTTAAAGGGGAAATCCCTGTTGCTAGGGTTAATTGGAATGATGCGGGAATTGGGATAAAAGGTGAACTTTGTAAAGATAGTGGTGATTTATTATCTCGTTCCCAAATTGCAGATGTTTTTTCCAATATGATTATTTTATAATTTAACTTCAAAAAATATTTTATACTTGACAATTATTTTTTATTTTTATATAATTATTTTAAAAATATTTTGTTACTTAAACACAAACAAACAAAGGAGGTATTCACAAATGACATCATGGTTTAAACGAGGGGCAGAGGGAATTAAGGAATCTCAGGTTTTTGATAAACAAGTGCAACTTAAATTTGAAAAACGTGGAGTTTGGAGGTTCACTCAACCGAATAATTCTACCACAAAGGCTATTCTGTTGGATAACCCGGATTTTTTTGTTTACGAACATAGTCTTTACAAACTCACAGGAAAGGTGGATACTGAAACTTGTATCCGGGAATTTGATTCTTGTCCTTTGTGCAATGCTGGGATGGAGCCTTCATTGGTTCTATTCGCAACAGTGATTGATCCGAGGGAGTATGAAGACAGAGAAGGAAAAAAACATAAAAATCAGAAAAAATTGATTGCCTTCAAAGGGAAAGCTCGACAAGCTATTCTCCGTAGAATGGCAGAGCAAGGGGGGAATCTTAAATATGCTGTAATTCAGCTTTCGAGAGGGGCTTCACAAAATGAAGCTTCAACAGGGGAGGATATCCAATTCCTTGGGAGACTAAAACCCGAAGCGATTGCAAAATTGTGTCCTGCGGGGACTACTCCTGAAGAATTTTTAAAGCCGTTAGATTACCAAAAACTTTTGGCTCCTTCACCCCCTGAAGTTTTGGCAAGACTTGTTGGTTCTCCGCCCCCGGTCGGGTCAGATGGTGATACTATCGGGTCTTCTTTTGTTAAAGATATGGAATCTTCTGATAACAATATTGGTGATGTAAGTATAGATAGTTTGATTGACTAATGTTTTCTGAAGCTATTTTACATACTCATTTATTTGTTAAAAAGTCTGAAATCAAAGATTTGCGAACAGTTTACAAAGATTTGACTGTTCGCAATATCTTTGATCCTGACATTTCTGTTCCTATGTACAAAGAAACAAAAGGTGCTTTGGGATTCCCTATTCATTATTTTTCTAACACTTATGGGGTACCACTCCCAAAAGTCGCTAAAAAATTTATTGATCTTCGTACTAAAGGAACTCCTGTAAATTATAATTTTACAGGTAATTTATGGGATGCCCAAAAGAAAGTATTTGATCGTTTTTGTCAGTATTATAAAGCTGGGTATACAGGATTCTTGCATACTGCTCCCCCCGGGTCTGGGAAAACTGTGTGGGTTCTTTCTGTTCTTCAGTATTTAAAAAGAACTGCATTGATTATTGTAAATAAAACAGATTTAGTGGAACAATGGGTAAGCAGGATTCTTGAGTATACTGACATTAAACGTTCCCAAATTGGGATAGCCGCAAATGCAAAAGTTGATGACCCAAAAGGAAAAGTTATTTGCATTGGGTTAGTGCACACGTGTGCATTGTCTCGTTTTCATACTAAAGAATTTTTAAATTCTTGGGGAGTTCTTGTTGCAGATGAAGTTGATAGGAGTTTGCCTCCTCAAACTTTTGCCCCTGTAATTTCTTTGTTCCCTGCTCGTATAAGAATAGGGGTATCTGCGACTATGAAAAGGCAAGATGGGATGCATGTATTTTTTGATAATCATTTTGGGCAATGTCGTATAAATAGTTCAGGGAGTAACAGGATGCCACCCAAAGTGATTGTTGTAAAATACTCTCAATCTTCTGGAAGTATTTATGCAAAGTCTGCTAAAAATAGAAGGGGGGAGTTACTTTCTAAAATTGCTAAAAATTCTGGCAGAAATATGATGATAGCTGCATATGTTTCGTCAATTTATAAAGCAAACAGACGATGTATTGTTGTTTCTGACAGAACTATACAGCTTGATATCTTACGAGGGTTATTGCATAGAATGTATAAAATTCCGTATGAGGAAATGGGGTTTTACGCAAGATCGGTTCAATTGTTAAATGGGAAAACTTTAAAATTTTCTGATGCTATGTTGAGGAAAACAAAAAATAATGTTCGTATTCTATTAAGTTCTTATGGAATGATGGAGATTGGAACTGATATTCCTGATTTGGAAGCTATTGTTTATGCAACTTTTAGGTCATCTGTTGTTCAAATTCAGGGGCGAGTTGAAAGAAAATTAAAAGGTAAGCGACAACCTATTGTTGTTGATATTATTGATACAGCATATAAATATACTCTTAAAAAAGGGATGGGGAGAATTAATTGGTATCAAAAAAATGGATTAAAAATAATAGAACATAATATTTAAAAATAAATGGAGGTTGTTATGGCGTTTGATTATGCTGAATATTATAAGAAAAATAGAGAAAGGATACTTCAAAAAAGAAGGCAAAAATATGCCCTTGATCCTGAATATCGAAAAAAAGTAAAAAAACGAAATGCTGAATACCATAGAAGGACTTCTAAACCTAAAAAACCTATTGAGTCCTATCAAATGGTGAAGGTAGAAGATAAAACATATTTTACCATTGGTATTTTTGCTAAAGCTATTGGTAGAAAAACTATAACTGTTCGAGAATACCATAGACGTGGGTTACTTCCCCCGCCTATTTTTGTTAATTCTCGTGGCTGGCGGTTGTACAGCCAAAAGCAAACAATTTTTGCAAAAAAATGTTTTAAAAAATTTGATAACCATGAAATTACTCAAGAAGAACTTATCAAACAATTAAAGGAGGGTTGGGATGCCTAAAAAAATTAATTCAAAAGAAGCCACATTGGAAGTAACTCGTACTAAAAAATTGAGTGAGACTTCTTCTGATGAAACTACGGTTGAAAAAATTAAAATCCGTCCATTTCAAACAGATACCGCAACCGTATCTGTTAACAGAGGGGCTACAGTTAAAGTGGGGGATTATGAATTTGTGCGCCTTGATGTGAATATTTCTATTCCTTGTTATCGAGAAGAAATTGTTGATGTTTTTGAAGATGCAAAAAAATTTACTGAAGATAAACTTAATTTGTTAATTGATGAAGTTCTTTCTCAAGCTCCTGATGGTACTCAACCTTCTGAATCTGTTATTGAAACTCCTGAAAATGCGTCTCCTGAAGTTATTGAATCCCAAAATATTTCTTCAGATAATAATTCTGAGAATGATGAAAATGTTGATTTGGATTCAATTGGAGAAACAACTGATATTGATGTTGAGGATTTGTTAAATGACTTCTGTTAATCAATTAATTCAAAATTTAAAAAAAGTTCATGGTGATAGGTCAATTATTCCCGGTAACTTTTTAAAACCTGATTTTCCAAGAATCCCTTCCCTGATTTTCCCTGTTGATTATGTCATCGGGGGAGGGATTCCTGTATGGTGTTCTTCTTGTTTATGGGGTGGTGAAAGTTCAGGGAAAACAACATTAACTGCTAATTTTATTGCTAGTGCACAACAATTGTGTTGGAGATGCTTTAAGCATCATACATTGTGCACTTGTAGTTCTTCCCCCCTGCGTTTAAAAGCTGGTCTTATTAACATTGAAAATTCTTATGATCCTCAATGGTTTGCACAAGCTGGGGTTGATATTAATAATTTGATTATTGTTGAAGCTGATAGTGGGGAAGAATATGTTGATATTTGCAATACTTTATTGACTGCTGATGATATGGGGTTGATTGTTGTTGATTCCCTTGCCGCTTTATCGCCAGATGCTGAGTTAGAGCAATCTGCAAATGATGATTTTTATGCTTTGCAAACTCGTTTAATAGGTAGGTTTATGCGAACAAGTAAGCAACGATTGATTAGAGAAAAAAAACGTAATCACCCTATTACTTTGTTATATACTAATCAAATGCGTTCAAAAATTGGTGTAATGTTTGGAAGTAATGAAACAATGAGTGGTGGGTGGGGGATGAAACATGAGTTTCATTTGCTTCTTCGTATGGCAAGAAAATCACTTACAGAAACTGATAAGAAAAAATTTAAAACATCTCAGCATAAAAGAACTGTTGTTCATAGAACTGCTTTTTCAGTTTATAAAGAAAAAGTTTTTACTTTAGGAAATGCAGGAGAATTTGTAAGAGTAAGAGAAAATTTTCCTGATTTGGGGTTAAAAATTTGTGATGTTGATGATATTGGGCAATTGCTTGGATATGCTGAATCTGTTGGAATTATTAAAAAAGAAAAAAATAAATGGAAATATTTTGATAAGTATTCAAATACAAAAACCGGTATTTATAAAGTTTTGCAAGCTTCCCCTAAAGAAAAATTACGAACTGCTTATGAGACTATAAATTTAGCAAAGAAATTAATTATAGATGGGGAATCTAATGCATAAAGTTAAATGTGTTATTTGCACACGTGTGCAAAGTTTTTCAAAATCAAAGGCAAAATATTTAGATCGCTCTGGTGATTATATTTGTTCTCCTCAATGTTTACTTGAATGGGTAAAATATGCCGGGATGTATTTTGATATTACAAAGTATTCTGAAAATTTAGTGACAAGTAAATTTACTGGGGGGGATTTAAGTAGAGTTTCTCAAGTTTCTTCTAATTTACGTTCTTTTTATGAAGAAGTTGTTGGAGTTTTCTTTCATAAAAAAAATATTCGATTTGCGTATGAGTTATTTACATTTAAATGGGGTAAATTTGAATATACTCCTGATTTTTATTTATTAGATTTTAATTGTTTTGTTGAAGTTAAAGGATTATGGATGCATGGGACTCGTAAAAAATATCGTAATTTTAGACTTAGATTTCCTGATGTTCCTTTAATTGTTGCTCATTGGAATATGAGAAATTTATTTCCTCGCATTACTAAAGAAGATAGGGGATTTATATAATATGCAACGTGTGGCTAGGTTTGAAAATGATCTTTCTGATGTTTTAATTCATGAATCTGATTCAATTGAAGATGCTGAAGCTTTAGCTTTTTATTTTGTTCAAAAATCAAAAGTTCCTACAATTATGCCTGTTTCTTTTCCTAGAGCCTCATCTTTATACAAAGGGTGTATGCGATTACATGTTTTAGCATGTCGTGGGGGGAAGAAATTATATAAAAAAGAATATGGTACTATGCGGGGGAAACTGACATTTGATCTTGGAACTATGATTCACACATTAGTTCAAGATACTCCTGTTATTTTTGGAGATATTCGTTATGGTTTATGGAAATGCGTTGCATGCGGTAAAGTAGTTCATTTTGGAAAAGTCCCAGGGGATATTAAATGCCCTTATTGTGGGGCTTTTCGAGAAAGTATTAAATATAAAGAATATGGGTTTAATCCTACACCTGATTTTTTAGTTTCTGGGCATGTTGATATGTTTTTAAGTTTGGGGGAAGGGTATAAACCTAGGATAGTTGATGTAAAAACAATGAAACAAGAATTTTTTGAAAATTTAAAAGCTCCAATAGCCGCTAATGAATTTCAGGTTGGAACTTATATGATAAAAGCGTCTTTTGACCCTTTTTTAAAAGATAAAGTTGATTTAAATGTTGGGTATCTTTGTTATGTTGGGAAAGAAGCAAAAGTTACTCAGATGCCTATGAAAATGTATAGAGTGATTTTAACTGAAACTTTGAAAAAATCTATTTTTAAAAAAGAAAGGATTTTTAGAGAAGGATTTTTAAATTTCCCAGAGAAGTTACCTTCTCCTCAAGAATCTTGTGTTAACAGTGCTTTTAAAAGTTATGAGGCAAGAAAATGCCCTGCTCTTGATTTATGTATGCAATTTCATAATAAAAGTTAACTATAATTACTGAAGGGGATTTAATATGTTAACAGTTGAAATTAAAGTTAATGGTAACATAGTTGGGTGTCTTTATGCTCATAATGAAGGGCCAATTCCAGGGTATAATGAAGGGGGGGATGAATATCATTATTCATGGGAATATTATAGAGTACGATCAAAAAAAATTATAACTGGTTTGTGTGAACATGGTAGAAGTGACGGTATTGAAGTTTTAGTTAAAAAAATTCTTCAAAAAATTTGTAANAATAAGNAAATATTGGAGGGAAACTTGAAATGAAAAATCAATCTGAAAGAGCTAATCGTTGGAGGAGATTTAGTAAAACTGTTATCAATCATATTGAAAAATATACTGTTCCTCAATATGGAGATTGGCCTAATGATCAATTATGTGAATTTGAGATAAAAGATATTATTAGGGAAATGAAACGTTATATTAATCGTGCTGAAACATCTTGTCGGGGGTATGATGAGCAATTACGAGATTGTTTGAAACTTGCTCACTATGCTTGTGAATTATGGTATTCAAAAAAAGAAAATAATGGTGATATGATATAAATATGATATAAAAAGGAGTGATGAATTTATGTCTGAAATTTCTGATGATTTTTTGGTTGTAAAATTTAAATGTGGTCATACTGCTGTTAATCCTGAAAAAAAACATAAAAGGTTTGTTTGTCCTATTTGCAATAAAAAAGTTTCGATTGTTCAATCTATTCGTCAATGTGCTACAAATGGATGTCATAATAAAGTAGTTAGCAATGGATACCCTGCAAAATATTGTGAAAAATGTAGAAAAGAAAGAATTAAAAAGAGTATCACAAAAGCTTCAATTAAAAGTGGGAAAACTCGAAGGGAAAAAGCTAAATTGTTGTATCTTAGTACTCATCCAGATTGTGTTACCCCTAATATGACGTATCAAGAAATTGCTGAAGTCATTGGGACTTCTCACCAAAATATTCAGCAAATTGTTCAAAATGCTTTGATAAAATTTCATGATTTTTGGTTAGAATCTCATCAAGATTGGGAAACTGATTTTTAAACTTTAAAAAAGGTGTGATTATGACAATTATAGGAATTGACCCATCTCTTACTTCTACAGGAATCGCAATAATTGATGAGAAAGAAAATATAAAACATTTTGCTTTAAAAACAAAAGTATCAGATGGAACAACTATTCGTCGTATCTTATCCCAGATTTTTAAATTTAAAAATTTTCTTAAAAATTATTCTGCCCCTCATTATTTTTTTATGGAAGATTATGCTTATGGAGTTAGTGGGGGGAAAGGTGGGAAATCTAAACTTGCCACTATGGGGGAAGTAAGTGCTCTATATAAATTAACTTCTATACATATAACAGGTAAAGAACCTTATCCTGTCCCTATTGGGTCATGGAAATCTTTTTTATGCGGGAAAGGAAATTTAAAATCTGATTCTTTTAAACTTGAGGTTTTTAAAAAATATAATATTTCTTGTGATACAAATGATGAAGCTGTAGCAATTGCAATTGCTGATTTTGGATACGCTTTTTTATACAAGAAATCAATTTGTGGTGCTCCTCTTACTAAGTATCAAGAAAAAGCAATAGAAAAATTTTGCACACGTGTGCAAAAATAAAATTTTTTCCTTGACACTAATTTTTATTTATTATATCCTTATACATATTTTATGATTTTTTATAAATTTTTATTAATCAAAATGAAGGGGGTTGTATGAGTAAAATCAAAATTTCTGATTACTTACGTGCTGGGTATCCATGCCTTTTCATAAGGACTGTGGAACCTGAATTTACTGAGGAAGTAATTAGAAAGGAAGTTCAAAAAGTTTCTGCTCTCGAAAATTGTGATTTTGGAGTGTGGAAACTTACTACTGGTTTGATGGTTGGGGATGTTCAAAAGTTAGAAACTCCTCGTTCGCAGGCTGATGACCTTCTCGAAAGTATCAAGAAAATTATGGATGCTCCTGAAGATAGACCTATAGTTGGAGTATTCTATAATATCCGTTCTTACATCAACCAGCCCGCAGTTATTCAACGGTTATCAGACGCTATTTTCAAAATACGAACAACAGGTTCCCATATTATTATTATAGGGCCTGAATTGCAAGTTCCTGTTGAACTTGTAAATTTGATCACCTTTTATGATATGCCACTTCCATCAAAAAGTGAGTTAGAAAAGGATTTTTTGAAAATTGCTGAAGCGTATGCCGATGAAATTAAACTTCCTAAAAAACAAAAAGAAAAAAAGTTACTGATAGCAAGAGCCGCTACTGCCGCTTTGGGATTGGATAGGATTGGAGCTGAAAATGCTTTTACTCTGTCTTTATCTTCTCAAAGAAAAATTGATACTTTGGTTATTCAATCTCAAAAAGAAGATGCCGTTAGAAAATCTGATGTTCTTGAATTTGTGCATGATACAGAATCTATTGAAAATGTTGGTGGGTTTGATGTTTACAAACGTTGGCTCGAACTTAGGAAAGGTGCATTTTCTCTTGAAGCGAGAGAATATGGGCTACCGTATCCTAAAGGCGTGTTAATTTGTGGGGTAGCAGGGACTGGAAAAAGTCTTGTTGCAAAAGCTACTGCACACTTTCTCGGGCTTCCTTTAATTTTGATGGATATGGGGAGAATTTACCGATCTTTTGTTGGTGAATCTGAAGCCGCTGTTCGTCAAGCTTTAAGAGTTGCTGAAGCTGTGTCTCCTTGTGTTTTGTGGCTTGATGAAATTGAAAAAAGTTTCGCTGGGATGAATGGTGGGGGAGTAAATGATTCTGGAGTTACTTCTCGTGTTTTGTCTACCATATTAACATGGAGACAAGAAACAAAATATCCCGTTATGTTTGCTGCTACAGCAAATGATATTTCTGCATTACCTTCTATGTTAACTCGTAAAGGTAGATTTGATGAAGTTTGGGCGACAGACCTTCCTAATTTTGATGCTCGTATGGATATTTTTGCAATCCATTTAAAAAAGAGAAAACGGAATCCTAAAAATTTCAATCTTGAGATGCTTGCTGAATTGACAGAACAGTTTACTGGTGCTGAAATTGAGGGAGCTGTTACAGATGCGATGTTTTTATCGTATTTTGATAAAGTTGAATTGTCTGACAAGTATATTGTTAAAGCAATAAAGGAAACTATACCGCAGGCACAACGTAATCCTGAAGAATTAAAAGCTGTACGAAATTGGATGGTGAATCGTGCTAGGTTAGTATCTTCAAAATCTACAAATAAAAAAAGGAGGGGGAAAAAGAATTCAAATACTGTACGGGTGTTGAGAAAATAATTTAATTATTTTCTTGACAAAAATTTTTATTAATTTTATGATTACTCATAAACAAAAAACAATAACAGAAGGAGGAAAAAATGGTGAAGACGAAGGCAAAAACAAAAGAAAAAACTGAAACTCCCGTGAAGACTTCCGTAAAACAAAGCCGGGCAGACGCTGTACGGGCAGAAATTCTCGAAATCCATCAGAATACAGAGATTGGATTTTTGAAAATGGCCGCATTACTCTCTGAAGCATACCATAAGGAATATTATGTTTCTTGGGGTTTCCCGGATTTTGCCGAGTACGCAAGTGTCGAGCTTGGAACGGATAAACGGAAGGCATATTATTTTGTTGAAATTTGGGACAAGGCGAAGGCTTTGGGATTGCCTCTTGATAAGCTTTCAAAAATCGGGTGGTCAAAAGTTCGAGAACTTGTTTCCGTGGTTGATGAAGGGAACAAAGAAGAGCTTATGGAATCTGCTTCCCAAATGTCTTATCGAGAATTTGTTGACAAGGTAAAAGTTATGCGGGTTTCTGCTGGTACATCTCGGGGGGGCGCTGAAATTGCTAATATTGCAAAGCTTACGATTTCTGGGGATGAGTCTGTGATTTCTCCCATTCTTGACGCAATAGATGTTGCAAAAATGCTTTTGCAGACTCAAGATACGAATCTTGCTCTTCAGCATGTGTGTCAAGAATATTTGATGTCTCAACCCGGGACAATCCCGAAACAAACAACTTTGGAGGGTTACATTAAATTTATTCAACAAGTATTTAATGTGACTGTGAAGGTTACTAGCAATCCTGATGTTCTGGATGATACTGCCGAAATCACTGAAATTGCCGAAACTCCTGAAACTCCTGAAACTCCTGAAACTCCTGAAACTCCTGAAACTCCTGAAACTCCTGAAACTCCTGAAACTTCTGAAACTTCTGAAACTTCTGAAACTTCTGAAACTTCTGAAACTCCTGAAACTTCTGAAACTGTTGAGGAAGCTTCTGTTGAAAAGCCTATTGAAAATGATTTCAAAAATATGAAGCTTTCTGAACTCAGGAATGCCGCAAAAGAACGTGGTTTGAAAACAACCGGAACAAAAGGTGTTTTGATAAAACGTCTTGAAGAGTATGAAGAAACTCAAAATACTTCTGAGTCTTCTGACGAGTCTGTTAATAGTGACGATGAGGGAGATGTTGATATTGATGCTCTTCTCAATCTGTAAATATCAGTGACTTTAATAGCCCCCCTCGAATAGGGTTTCAAGGGGGGCTATATTTTTACGGGGATGTTTTTTTATGAAAGTTTCTGTATATGATCGAAATTCAGTTATGCGAGAAGCTTTACAATTTTCAGTGCGTAGTAGTAATCTTGATTTATGTAAAACCGCATTTGAATATTTATGGGAAAATGATCAAAAATGGTTAATTTGGAAAACCCCTTTTATTGTTGCAAAAGAAATTTTATATCTTTTGGAATATATTCCGCTTGCACACGTGTGCAAAAAAGATTTGTTAAGATTTTATTATAAACTTTGTATTTTACCTAAAACAAATGATGTATCCGCTTTAATTCTTTTAATGGAGAATGATTTGTTGGATACTTTAGATGAAACAAAATCTCTTGCTCTTGTATGTAAAGAATCTTCTCGTGATATATTGTTTAATTCTATACTTGATATTTTTTCTTATGTTTCACTAACTCAAGATGAAAATAGAATAATTAATAAGCTTGGGGAAATGGTTAATTCTTGTGGAACTCGTATTGATTTTTACAGTTGTATCTTTGCTACATTCTTAGTATTAAGTAGAAGGTATAATAAAAAAGAAATAGATAAAGAAATTAAGAAAAAAATAAAAGAATGGAGTAAAGATAGTAAGCCTCCTGTTGTGACAGATGATATTCCTTATTGTGTTTTTGGTATTAATACTGATTTATGGAAAGTCGCAAAAAAAGTCTTTAACGCTCGTTTTAAGGACGTTTTTTCTTATGCCAATGAAAATACTATCTCTCGTTTTTGGGACGTTTATTCTGCGTTCTACGCCCCCTCTCGTAGTGTTTCTGACGATCCTTCTATTCCTTTTTTAATGCGAACTTTATTTATGCAATATTTTGTTGATATGTGTGTTCCAAAAGAAATACTTGTTGAAATTCCTCAAATATTAGAAATTGTTGCCGCTAAAAGATTAAAATTACTTGACAAATAAATTTATTTTATGTTATATATGATTTATAAATTATGAATTGTGTTTTTACTTTAAATAAATAGAGGGGGAAAAATTGAAAATTTCAAATGACGATTATATTTATGGGGCAAGGAGTGCAATTCAAAAGGCGATCAGGAGAGGAGATCTTGATCTATGCAAAACTGCATTTGATGTTTTATGGAAAAATGAGGAACAAAGAAAATGGTTAAAATGGAGGATTTATTCTCTTGTTGTTGAAGAAGCTTATTATCTTTCAGGGGAGTTAGCTGTTTTCTTATCCTCGAATCCAAAAACTGAAAAAGAATGGAGAACTTTTTTGTATAAATTATGTGTTGCCCCTAAAGCTAAAGATAATAATGCTTTATGGTTTTTGTACTCTAAAAATCATATTCAAGATATTGAATATTGGTCTAACCGTTGCAACGTTGCAAAATTCTTTTTTTCTTTCCCTGGTGTCTCGTTTACTGAATTATCAAAAAATAAAAATTATATTGCTGATTTATCAAATAAAATGTTTGATTACATTCAAAAATCTAAAAATCTTTCATTATATGAATCAAAAGCTATTGAATTGTTGCATAAACGTTCATTAGCCGGGGGGATGACTGGAGATAGATGTATTTGTATTACTGCAATGTTGCTGATTGCTGAACTTCATATCAATGAATCTCAAATTAATGAGCTTATTGAAAAATCTGTTCAATTATGGGTTAAAAGATATGGGGTAAGAAAACCTAAAACTGTTGAATATCCTTGGTATGTTTTTGATATGCATACTCAAGTTGGAAAAATTGCAATGAATATTTTTTTGAAAAAACATGCAGAAAAATTAGGGTTGCAAAATATTGATTTTCAATGGTTTTGGTTTTGGATTGAATCAGGAGTTCTTGCTGATTATTTAGTTTTTGATGATAGTAAAGGTTGGGCAGCTTTTACAAATAAATATTATAAATCTGCATATCGAAAATTTGCTAGTTTACCTAATATGACTTATGATGAATCTTTAAAATTTTGGAAAGAAAGAGTCGTTCCAAATTTAAAAGGATTGATAGAATGGTTATTGAATAAAAGAGTTAAAAATTATTAATCATTTATATTGAGAGGTTTTTAGTGGCTACTTCAAATATTGAAACAATTGATCCTATTTTACGTTTTGTTTTAGATGAAAATCCAAAAAGTATTTTAGATATCGGTGTCGGTTTTGGAAAATATGGATTTTTATGTCGAGAATACCTTGAATGTGTCAAAAATAGGACATTTGTCAAAGATAAATGGGTTGTAAGAATTGATGGGATTGAAGCTTATGAAAAAGGTATTTTNCCCCACCACGAACATATTTATGATTTTATTTAT